AGAAGCACGGGCAAACGCCAAGCGAGGCGACTCGCACGGCGCTGGCACGGATGCTGCGGGTGGAGGCACCGGCAATGGACGGGCGAGAGGAGAACATGCGGCGGATCAACGCCGCCAAGAGGACAGCCAAACGGAAGAGACGCAAGTAGTCGGCGAACCACTGCTTAACAGTCACCGTTAGCGCTCGCCGTGTCTGATAGCGCGCCGAGAATTCACGTTGAACGGCCGAGAAACGGCACAGCCCGTGATTAACACGCACGATAAGGCAACCGAAATGGCACACGTCGAGGCCGGAACGTCGTTTCTTACTCCAGAGGAACGCGAGGCGTTGATCGTCGCCTCAATCGAACTGAACGCCCTGAATTGCTGGGAGGAAAATCATTCTGCCGCGCTGCGTGGCCTTCTGGCGAGGCTGTCGCCGCCCGCCGACAGGCCCGACGTGATTCCGTTCCCCACAGAACCGCCGCAGCCCTACGACATCGACGGTGACTCGTGACCAAGCGTGCCCTCATCACCGGCATCACGGGCCAGGACGGCTCCTACTTGGCAGAATTCCTGCTCGCCAAGGGGTACGCGGTGCATGGCGTCATGCGACGGTCGAGTACGTTCCCGACCGCCAGGATCGAACACCTCTACGACCAACTCAAACTGCACTATGGCGACGTGGCAGACGGCACGGCGATGAGCCGCATCGTCCGCGACGTGGCGCCGCACGAGGTCTACCATCTTGCCGCGCAGTCGCACGTCCGCGTCAGTTTCGACCAGCCTGTCTACACGGCCGACGCCACCGGGATCGGCGCGCTGCGGATGCTGGAGGCCATCCGCGACTACGAGGACGCCACTGGCAACCGCTGCCGCTACTACCAAGCCTCCAGTTCCGAGATGTTCGGCTCGACGCCGCCCCCGCAGGGCGAGGCCACGCCGTTTCACCCCCGGTCGCCCTACGGGTGCGCCAAGGTCTACGCCCACTGGATCACGGCGAACTACCGCGAGTCATACGGCCTGCACGCCTCGTGCGGCATCCTCTTTAACCACGAGAGTCCCCGCCGCGGCGAGACGTTCGTGACGAGGAAGATCACGCGGGCCGTGGGCCGGATCAAGGCGGGCCTGCAATCGACGCTCCACCTGGGCAACCTCGACGCCCGCCGGGATTGGGGGTTCGCCGGGGACTACGTCCGCGCCATGTGGCTCATGCTCCAGCAGGAGACGCCCGGCGACTACGTCGTGGCGACGGGGCAGGCGCACACGGTGCGGGAGTTCTGCGAGCGGGCCTTTGCCCACGCGGGCCTGGAATACCGGGACTACGTCGTCATCGACCCACGCTATTACCGGCCCGCGGAGGTCGATTTCCTGCTGGGCGACCCCGACAAGGCCCGCAGCGAGTTGCTGTGGTGGCCGGCGGTCGATTTTGACGGCCTCGTGCGGATGATGGTCGATTCCGACGTGGAACTGGCCCGTCGCGAGAAGGTTCTACAAGGAGCAGCGTGATGCCACTCAAAAAAGGCGGCAAGACCGAGAAGACGATCAAGGCCAACATCGCGGCGAATATCTCGACAGAAGTGAAGGCCGGAACACCTCATCCCCAGGCGGTCGCCATCGCGATGGACATCGCGGAGAAGGCCCGCGCGAAGGCGAGGAACAAATGACCTGCGCAGACTGCCTGTTTTTCCGCCCTGCCGGCGACGGGGCCGGGGAGTGCCGGCGGCTGCCGCCCTGCCGGCCGGGGAATTTCCCCGACGAGCCGTGGCGGTTCCCGGTCGTGGACGAGGCCGCGTCGTGCGGCGAGCACACGCCGAAAAAAGACCTTGACCAGTAGGCTACCGTCCGCGACACTATTGGCCCCAGCAGAAATGGAGTCTTGCCGTGATTCGCCGCGACTTGCTCACGATGATCGCCGTTGCCGCTGCCGCTGCCGGCGTTGTCGTGGCCTCGCGCCTGGGCAGCCGACATGCCGACTCCGGTCTTCGCCGGCCGCCCGTGAATCACGTTGACGGGCCTCGTCCGTCCCGCTTGTCGATTGCTTGATCTGGTTGGCTACTTATTCCGCAACACCAAGGAGAAGGTGAGCATGAACTTCACACGCGAAGAACTGTACGAACTGTGGTACGACGAAACGAAGACAAACACGCAAGTCGCAAAAGAACTGGGCATCACGCTCGTGCGGCTGTGGAAACTAGGTCGAGCGTATTCGCTACCGCGCCGCGTCAAGCGTCAAAACCAGCCCGACCCCTCAATCGAAGAAATTCTGGAACGCGCCGAGGCGATTCGCGCGACATGGAGTCCAGAGGAGCGCGAGCAGCGGAACGTAGGGCTGCGGCGTCAGAGGTGGACGCCGCCGGAGTTCCGCTTCACCCCGTGCGGGTATCTGGTGCCGGCCGGAAGCCGCTAGAGAAGACTATCGTCGCCAAGGGACTGGCGGCGGCCAAGGAGATGGGGTGGTTCGCGATCAAGTTGCACGGCGGCGCGTATCAGATGACGGGGTTGCCCGACGTGCTGGCGATCAAGAACGGGCGAGCGGCGTGGATGGAATTCAAGCGGCCTGGGGAGCACCCAACAAAGATTCAACAGCACCGTCTGCGTCAGTTGGCTGACGCAGGGTGCGACACCGCGGTGTGTTGCTCCGCGGGGGACGTGCGAGCGTTTCTTTCACAGTGCGAGGCAAAGTGATGGAAGAAGAATTTCTGGCCGAGTTCGCGGATCGTGCGGTCGCCGGTCGCTGCCGCGTGGCAATCGACATCGGCGCGAACACTGGCGAGTGGACTCGCTGGCTGGCCGAGCGGTTCGATCACGTCCTTGCCATTGAGCCTGACCCGCGGGCATACGGCGAACTGCTGAACGGGCTGCCAAGCAACGTCCACCACATGATGGTCGCGGCCGGCGAGAAGCACGCCGTTGCCGACTTCCATCTTCGACCGGACACGCGGCAGTCCTCGCTGCTTGCCGACCACCCCATCGGGGCAGGGGGGCAGGAGGATGCGCCAGTCGCGCAGACCGTCAGCGTGACGACGCTGCCGCTCGATGCCCTTCGCGGCGTGTGCAAGCAGTATTTCGGCACCGACGAGATCGACTTCGTCAAGATCGACGTGGAGGGCGCCGAGGCGACTGTCCTGGCAGGGGCCACCCCGGAGGACTTCATCGGCACGCGGTTCCTCATCGAGATTCACGACACGCAGCAGGCCGTGGGAGAGCAGTTGGAGCGGCTGGGCCGGGACGGAGTGCGACTGATGAAGCACCCCCACGCCGACGCGCACCCGCAGCACTTTTGGGTGTTCGCGCCAGCCATTGATTCGCTACCCGTCGAGGGCGACGAATGAGGCGTCCAGAAGACCTGTGGCACGTCGAGCCGGAATACGACGAGGAGTACCGCAAGCACTCCGTTGTCGGCCTGGACACGGCCAATCGCACGAAAGCGGTGTTCCTGTCCATCGCTCGTGATGCGATGCCGTATTTGACCAACACGCTGGAGTTGGTCGAGGAGGCGGCCGCCATGTTCGGAGAGTCGGCGGTCTATGTGTACGAGAACGATTCGACGGACGGCACCGGCGAGGTGCTCAAAGCCTTCGCTGCCACGCGGCCGTGGGTCACGACCGAGCACGCCACGCTGAACCGGCCTGACGTGCGTGGGTTTGAGCCAGAACGAACGGTGCGGCTGGCAGAATATCGCAACCGATGCCGCGATTGGGCGTTCCGCAACCATCCCGACGCCGACTACGTCATCGTGCTCGACCTCGACCCGCACGGCGGGTTCAGCACCGTCGGCATTTTGAACTCTATCGGTCGATTGTGCGATTTGCGATCCAGCGTGTGCCGTTCGGTGGTGCCGGGGGCGATGGCGAGCCTGTCACTATTCATGCAGCGGGACGATGAGGAAACGATCGGCATCGCCCAATACGACGCCTGGGCGGCGCGGCTCAATTTTTGGGAAGACCGTCGAGACAAGCCGGGCGGGATGCTCTGGTTTCACATGCTCATGCCGCCGGTCGCTTCGCCGCCAATCCCCATGAATTCGGCGTTCGGCGGCCTCTGTGTCTACGCCGCCGATGCGTTCTACGCGCCGGGCGTCCGCTACGACGGCGGGGATTGCGAGCACGTTTTGTTGCACAAAAACATGCGGGCTGCGGGGTTTCAACTCTACCTGAATCCAGGGAGCAGATACGTCGCGATCCTACCATGATGCTTACCCCCAACCAGAAGCGGGCTATACGCCACCTATGGAAAGGGGAACTCACGATGGAGGAGATCGCGGAGGAGATGGGCTTCACGTCGGCCCAGTTGCAGGCCGCCGCCGCCAGCCTGGGCCTGCCTGCCCGGCTTGAGTCAGACGTGTATCTGCCGACTCGCGACGAGATACGCCGAGAGGCCGCCAAAGTTCGCGCTGGATGGGCTCCGGCCGAGCGGGAAGCCCGCCTTGCTGGGTCGTGGCGTGCTAGGATGGATATGGCTACCGAGTGCGACATGGATGCTGGCCGAAATACGACTACTGGTGGCGCCGCGGGAAGCCCGCCTCATGGTGAGGCAGGGTGACGACGTGACATCGGACGAGTTGTGGAAGTTTGACCGCGCCATGAGTCGGACGGAGGCCAAGGAGATCGTGGAGGCCGCGTTTTCTGACTGCTATGACCTAATGAATTTCGTCGTACATGGCACAGATTGACGACGACGAAATCGACCAGAGGGACTTTCCTCGTCACGGGGACGACAGCCCACCGCTGTTCGCCAGCGTCCGCGACACGCCCTACTGCCGGGGCTGCCTGACCAGCGAGGCCCGAACCGCAAGCCTGGAGTACCAGCGGTTTCTGAACCGCCACAAGGAGGATCGCAATGGACGAAAATGAAGTCTACGGGGCCGGGATGCCACTGCTCGACAAACTCAAGATGTTCGCGGAGTGGGCGCCGCTGATCGGCCGCCTCCAGGCCATCGGGGAGGCCGCCGACCCGCACGCTCGTGCCGTCGCCATCTGCGAAGCCCTCAAGTGGGCCGCAGGCAAGTCGAGCACCGAACTGGATGACGAAGCCCTCGACCACGTCGAGGCCATCTTGAAGACTCCTGAAGGCAAGGCGGCCTTCGATTGGGTTGTGATTGTGCTGGAGGGCCGCAAGTGACCATCGATTCCATCGCCATCGGCGTCCTTGGCACCGGAGCCGCCGCCCTGGTTGGGCTGTGGCCGAAGGTCGCCCCGCTCCTCAAGCGGCTGCCTGTACCAGCCGTCCCGGCTCGTACCGGCGTGACCTACCAAGCCGCGATGGTCGCCTTGGCGAGCGTGCGTGCCCGGCTCGTGGAAACGGGCGGCGTCAGCGACGAGGCCGGCAAGGCCATCGAAGCGATCACTCACGCCCTCGTCCAAGGGTCAGACCAGTGAAGCCCCGCTACATCGTGGCCGCCATGCTGCTGTTCTTCGCTTGGAAGGGTGCCGTTCTGGAGATGGAGTGGCCGCCCTCGCCGGCCAAGGTTCTCGCGCCCGCCCCGCCGCCGGAGTCGCTTAAGTGGGCCTCAAGCCTGCGGCCCATCGCGAGCAAGATGACGCCGCGCGACCGTGCCTATCTCGCGAACTTCTACGAGGCCATCGCCTTCGTGCTTTTACGCGACGGCGACCGTCCGACTCCGATCATCACCGACACGAACAAGTTTGAAGCGTTCCACGCCGGCAGCCTCGACCTCGCCATCGACCGGAAAGACGTGGGGAAGTACGACGGCCTGGGGCCGGCGATTGACGAGGTGTTTGTGGCTGCGAACGGCGCCGACATCAAGACGCTCGACGCCGACGCTCGCGGAAAGATGGTCGCGGCCTGCGGTGTCCTCTCATGGACGTTCACGATTCATGGCGAGTGACTTTGATCCCAGTTCGGCTTACGGCGCCGGCCTCGTCGGCTGCCGAAAGAACCCTCGCTCCGACGAGATTTTTGCCGACTACATCATTCGCGGCGGCGGCAACCCTGCCGGCGAGGACGTAGCCCACGAGTGGGAATTCGCCGGGGCCGGGGCCGGAAAACTGACGCTCCTGTTCCCTGCGGTGATGAAGGTGTTCCCCGGCTGCTGGCCTGGGCCAGCGCAACTCACTGGCGACTGCGTGTCGAAGGCAAGCGCGAACTGCCTGCTCACGTCGTTGGGCATGGAGATCGCGAACGGCCTTCCCGACGAGGTATCGGGCCACGTTGAGGTGGCTCCCGACCTTCCGCCGGAGGGCGTCCGCAACTCTGTAATTGCCAGCGAGAGCCTGTGGGCGTGGCGAGGGTATGACGGCGACGGGTGGGTGTGCAGCGAGGCCGCCAAGGTCGCCTGCGAGAAGGGCTTCCTGCTCCGCAAGCCCTACCCCGACCTCAAGATCGACCTGACCAACTACACCACAGCCACGCTGCGGCTTGGCGGCTCCCGCGCGCCCGGCGCCGAGTGGATCGCGGAGTCGAAGCAGCACGTCGCTCGCACGGCCACGTTCCTCAAGGGCCGCGAGCAAGTCCGCGACTTCCTGGCCGCCGGGTACGGCGTGTTCAACTGCTCGTCGCTGGGGTTCTCAAGCACCCGCAACGAGGACGGCGTGGCAGACCAGAACACTCGTTGGTCGCACGCGGAATCCTGGCTTGGATATGACGACCGGCCGGATACCGTGAAGAGGTACGGGCAGTCGCTCGTGCTTTGGAACAACTCGTGGAACAAGTGGAACCGCGGCCCTCGTCGCGTCCGCGGAACGGACATCGACATTCCAGAGGGTTCGTTTTGGGCGTTGGCCGACACGATTGACCGCTGCTCGTGCATCGCCCTGTCGAGCGTTGCCGGCTGGCCTCGCCGCAAGCACACCACGTTTGGCGCTACGGGGCATATCTGATGCGACTCGCAATACTCGACGCGCTGGCGTGCTGCGGCGTGCTGGCCGTCATTTCCCTACCGCTGGCCTGCTCGCCGGCGCCCACCGTCGATGACATTCAGGCGTTCGTGGCGCCGACGGGGCTGTATTCGATCATGGCCGCGCCGGCCCCCTCGCCGCCGGCCCCGGCTCCGAAGCCTGGGGACACATGCCCAACGTGCCGCGGAACCGGAGTCGTTGGTGACGGAGTCGTGCGCATGACCTGTCAGGATTGCGGCGGAACGGGGAAGGTGCCCAAGAGCGTGCTCGTGACGCCAACATGCAAGGACGGCAAATGTCCGACCAAAACAAGTACGGCTCGCTGAAGGAATTCGTCTCGAAGCGCGGCGGCCTGCGGCTGGCAATTCACGGCGGCCTCCGCGACCAACTGGTCGAGATGGCGGTCGAGGACTATCCGCTCGACGCCACTCCCGAACGCATGGAGGAAGTGCTGGCGGCGCGACTGCGGATGCGCTGCCGCAAGAAATACGGCAGTGTGGTCGCGCTCCTGCTGATCTCCGTCCTCGCGAACTTGGTGGCGAAGGCTGTGTGGGAATGGTGGAAAACCCGCCACGCCCATCGTGTCCTCATGACAGGTTGGCAGTATGCCGCGAAAAATCCCGACGTTCCGCCCGAAGTGGCTGGCTCGTCCGCGTGAGGCCCGCCCGTCCTCGACGGCCCGCGGGTACGGGTCTGCCGCGTGGCAGCGCACGAGGCTCGCGGTCATTGCGCGGGACGGGGGTCAATGCCAACTCTGCGGCATGATCGTCCGCGAGAAGGCGCAGATCGACCACATTCACGAGAAGGCTGCCGGCGGCAGCGACTCGCTGTCTAATTTGCGCCTGCTGTGCCTGCCTTGCCACTCGCGGCGGCACGCCGCTTCCGGCGTTCACGGCTCTTGACCGCCTTGATCGCGGCTGCCGCGGCCTCCTCGCCGCTTTCGATCCACCTGGGATTCCCGATCCGCTTGCGGTTTGTCCGCAACGTGTCGAACCTCTTGCGAGGCACGAGCGTCCTGCCGGCCACGACCACGCCGACGCCCAGCGACTGCACGAGCCTCCGCATGGTGCTTTCGCTCACCCCGACGGCCTCGGCCGCCTCGCTAATGCTGCACAGGTCATCGACGTTCATCGTTTCCACGCTCCGGGGGTCACTGTATCGACTGCAAAAAAGCATCGATCAGCCCGTGAATCGACCGGGCCAGCGGACTGTCGGTGCCCAGTTCCTGGCCCAGCCGCACGAGCAGCATCCCGCGAACTAGGTCGTTCCAGTTCATTGCGGCACCGCCTTGCCGACTTGCAATTGTGCTGCCTTTCTGCCGCACTCGTCAATTTTCGCGTTGATCGTGCCCACGAACCCGGCCAAGATCGCCGCGCACGCCTGCCACGCCTCGGCCTCGCACTCGCAAACGCGCTCAAACGAATTGAGTGCCCTTGCGGCTCCCAAGATTTTCACGATCCGGTGCTCTGCTGACAGCACTGTCGCCGTGTTCACGAAAACCTTGGCCGTACCGTCGCACTCCGCGACCGCAAACGCCAGCCACACATCGTCTCCATCGTGCAGTTCCATCATGTCCTCCTTGTTTGTTGCTAGGTAGTGTATCGGCCGGTAGCCTACTCGTCCTCGCGTTTTTTCCGCTTCTTCTTGCGAACGTACTTCTCCGCTTCGCGGCGGGCGTTCAGTTCATCGATGGCAGCCTGGGCCACGCGGTTCATGGCAGCCTGGGCGTCCCCCCTCGTGCATATCCCCTGCTCTACCAGCATGGTCAGCCAGCCTGCCTCGTAGGGCGAGAGTCGGTTCGTTGTCACGGTCGGGTGCTCCTGGGTTTGGTTTTCTTGACCGCCTTCTTCGCCGCCGCCTTGGCCTTGCCTCCGCGGCTCCCCCACTCCCTTACCTTACTCTGATGCGCCTCGGAGTAGTACGGATAGTAGTGCTCCTTGAGCGCCGCCAGCGCCGTCTTCTTGACAAGCGTCCGGTCGAGGAACCGGATGCAGACCTTGTCCCTGCCGGCCCGGTTGATCGCTCTCCAGATGCCGCGGGGGCTGGCCCCGATGGCATCGCGGGCCTCGGCCACCGTCATGTAATCGCCCAGGTTGATTTTCTCCATTGCTATGTTCTCGTTCCGCCGCACTGGGTTGTTGCGCACCGGGGGCTGCGGCGGCCCGCCGGGACGTGTGTTTCACGAAATCGCGTTGGCGTAAAGGCTGATCGTGTTCTCGACCGGGTAGCCCAGGATGAGGCCCGTCACCCAGGCCGGGCACTCTGGAATGTCCCAGTTGCCTCTCAGGAACGACTTGAGTTTCCGTCGCGAATAGATGGCGAACTCTTTGCACAGCCCGTCCACGTCCGCGTCACCAAAAGCGCCGCTTTCGATGTAGTCGCTCACGAGGTCGCCCAGGTCGCCAATCTCACCCACGCGAATGTCGTGGCAGGCTTCCACGAACTGCTGGCCTGACCGCCACCCTCGCAGCGTCCGCACCACGAGGCCGGCGGCCTTGAGCCGCGTCACGCACTCCTTCGCCGCGGTCGCGTCCTCGTCCCAAAACACCATGACGCCCAGCGGCTTGCGGCCCGCGATCAACTGCTTTTCGATCTGCCGGTTGATATCGTCGCCCGTAGCACCGTCCATGAACCATCCGCCGCAGAGGTTCTGGTTCGCGTCGTTGACCATCCTCGACTTGAACCGGATTCGCAGCGGCTGCCGGCGGTACGTCACCATGCGATGCCCGCGGTTCCAGATCGTTTTCGTCCTGTGCGTCTTGCCGGCCGTGACGATCACGCCGTGCGTTTTCTTCGTCGCCGTCTTCATCGTTCTCTCCTCTGGTTTCGCCGGCCGGGGCCGGCTGGGTAATCGGTCGCTAATTGTCTCGTTCCTGCGTCATCCGTTGATGGTCGCCCACTGCTCGACTGCCTGCCAAGTCTCCTCGGGGATCGTCGGCCGCGTGCGCTCGTTTGCCATGAGTCGCACATGCTCGGCCGCCTCAAACATTGCCAGCCTGACGGTCTGATGATTGCCGATCAGTTTCCCGTCCACGCCAACGGAGATGTAGCCGCTGGTCGGGATCAGTTTGAACTCGACCGTGTGATCCAACACGTTGCATTTGGCGTATGTCATCGTGATCTCCTCGTCTCTAGGTTTCCGCGTTCCAGGCCGCCGCGGTGGCGGCCCGCTCCATGCCCCCGCGCGTTTCCGCGTTCGGGGGTCAGGGGCGGGCCGTCAGTTGCCGGCAAGTTTTCTTCGGATCGCCGCCGCCATCGCCTCGTTCTGCTTGCTTCCAAGACCGATCACCACAAACTTGCCGGGCATCCCCGGCAGGACATCGGCGGCCTTGTCGGCCTTCTTCGCTACCGTTTTCTTTTTTGCTACCTTCTTTGCCATCGTTCTCTCCTCTGGTTTCGCCGGCCGGGGCCGGCTGGGGTTTGGGCAGTCTCACTGATCTCGGCGGCGAATCTCTAGCAGCCTCTCGGCCGTCCAGGGGTACGGTGTAGCCCCGCGTGGAGCGTGCCCGCTTCGCAGCAGGCTAATTGCCTCACCAAGCGCGACCGGCTCCTCTCCGGTCTGAATTTCAACGACGCGCAGCATCCACGCCGTGTCGCACTCCTCGCGATCCTCGCACGACCACTGACCGCCAAGCATCCCTCCAAGGCCGGCGGCCTCCAGGGCTGCGATGTATGGGGCGTGATCGTCAATCTCTCGCAGTCTCTCATCGATGGTCATCGTCCTCTCCTCGTCTCTAGGTTCCCACGTTCCAGGCCGCCGCGGTGGCGGCCCGCTCGTCGCCCCCGTCAGCGTTTCGCCGGCCGGGGGTTGCGGGCGGGCCGTCAGGCGATCTCCGACCACTCGATGCTCGTCGCCTCGCAGGTGCCGTCGTCGTGTTGCGTCCAGGTCACGCGGCCGATCTGACCATCGTCCTCGACGATCTCGTCGAGTTGACCCCAACCTTCCGACCGCAGCCAGTTCACTACGGACAGGCGGCAGCCTGTGGTGCCTTGGATCGGAGTCTGCTGCCCGTTCACGCTCACGCTGTCTTCCGGCATCCCTACGCTGATAAGCGGCAACTCGCGGGCGGCGGCGTAGTCGCGGGCCTTTTGTTCATTCGTCTGCATCGTTCTCTCCTCTGGTTTCGCCGGCCGGGGCCGGCTGGGGTTTGGGCAGTCTCACTGATCTCGGCGGCGAGCCTCATCGTCCATCGCGTCGAATACTTCGTTGGAGTTCATCGTCTCGTTTCCTCTCTCGGGGTTGTCGTTTCCACGTTCGGGGCTACGTTGCCCCTGCCTGTGTCTTGGTCAGTAGTCAACTTTAAGCATCGGCACTGCCAGGGTCAAGCCTTCTGCTTTTCCTCCCTGCGCCAGCCCTTTTGACCCGGTACGGACGGGCCACGAGGCCCGGCACCCGCGACCGGCGGCGGCCGGCGACGTGGAGGGCCGCGTAGCCGTCCCGGCCGTAGGCCAGGAGCGTCACGCGACCCCGCCGCTGCTCGACCGCCAGGAGGACGAACGTGCCGCGGGCGGCCATGCTCACCCTCGTGCCGTCGGCCAGCCGGTAGTACGGGCCGCCGGTCGCTTTGAAGCGGTCGCCGGGCCGCAGCACGACCCGCGGGGAGATGCGGTATTCCGTTGCCACGGTCGGGGTCATCGGGCAGCCCTCCGCAAAAACTCCGCGGCCGCCTCAATCGCCTCGTCGCGGGCCTGCGCCGCCGCCTCATATCGGTCGTGCGCGATCATGCCCAGGTTCACGAGGTCGTCCGCCTCCATCGCGGCGGCGTCGGCCTCCACGATTCTGGACAGCATCACCTCGGCGGTCGTTGGCACGGCCGGGGCCGCAGTCCAGCCGGCCGCCGTTACCAGGGCGAACGCGGCAATCGTCGGGCGGGGGTCGGTCACAAGGCTCATCGGATCGTTCCTCTCGTTTCTGGTTTCCACGCTCCAGGGCCGGGCACGCGCCGGCCGCTTACTGCCTCACGCACACACTCGCAAGCGACATCGGTTGCTCACACTCGCAGCAAAATGGCACGCTATCGGCCACGTTCACGTCCTCGCCGCTCCACGTTGCAGCGGCCCCACAGTTCCCGCACGCGAACGTGACGAGAAACTCGTCGGGGTTCAGTTTCTTCCAGGCCAGCACGGTCGCGATCATGGTTGCCTTCCTTTCGTTTCC